TCTTTGGTCATAGCGCTGGATAACTTTGTCTGTATCAAACTGACGGGAACCGCCTGAAGATAAAAGAACTAAATCAAATACTTTGTGTCCTTGGTCGTCATACATAGAGGGCATAACAATTCCCTCTTGCTCGTTACGCTTGATAGATGTAACGATGTTTTGAATTGATGCTAATACTGAGGCTTGCTCGGCTGTTGCTGTTGATGAAAGAAATTCAGGTGGTACATAAGCAACTGGCAAACCAGCCAAGTCACGCTCAATACCGATTGCTTCAATTTCCTCAATACGGCGCTTGAAATACCATGAGCGATAAGCATTACGAAGAAGGGAGCGACCTTCAGGGTTATTCTTTTGTGTATGGGTACGGAATAACAAAGCCTTCTCAATTGGAATTGTATGGATACCACCCGCTGATGGGTCTACTTGAACCATGGCTTGAATACCGCCATCGTCATCCATTTCCCAACGGAATAAAGTTTCTTGGGCGCGAATAGGCATTTTGCGCCAACCGATACGACCATCATTAAATTTAGATTTACGCTGTGGGTTTTTATTGTCACCTTCACGGATTTTGTAAACAATCTCATGATATGAAAAACCAAAGACAAGCATTGAAAGCATTTGAGATAGAGCAGAGTCCCAAGACTCACTCATGTCATGTAAACAAGATTCTACAAAAACTGCTACTTCTTTATCTTCCTTAGAAATATCTCCGTCTTGAGAATCATCTGAGAAAGGGTCTACACGCCATTCAAGACGAGTAATAACTTTTTCAATTGCATACAACATTGAGCCGATAGTCGGGTCGTTGTCCGCCATCTCACGATAGATTCTTGCTCCGCGTTGTCCACGCAGATTAACTAAAAATTCTTCAAAAACAGTACCGCCTGAACGACGCAGACCAGTAGAGCCAAACTCTTGTAAATCAGGCGTTATATTCTCAGCCATTTAACCCTCTGCCTCTTTGGTTGCTAATCCTACGACAATTGCAATTGCCTGTTCTTGATTAAACCCCGCATTTACCAACTCTGAAAATAATTCGTGAGTCTGAATAGCGAAAGCACCTAAAACAGACACGACTCCTTCAGTATTGGGTGAAAGGTTATCGTACACCCGTAGATTATACCGTTAAGCGAATTTAGCCTTTTATTCTCCGTCTAGGACAAGTTCAAAAGAGTTAATTCTTTTGTTAGTTATTCCTAAAGCAGATTTCAAAGCCAAGTCTCTGTCGCCAACTTGAGCAAAGAGACGGTTTTCTAGTTCGCCACCTATTGCATCAAAGCGTCGGAAGTAGATGTTGTAAGGCAACGCATCCTGTTGGATGTTTAATTCAATCTCAACATACTCTTTTAGAGCAATCTCTTGAGACACAAATGGTTTGCCATTCGAATCAACAACAACTTTTGAACCCGCTAATTCCTTTGTGAAGAAATCAGTCCAAGCCATTTACAACCCCTTTCGAGAGTTTATCAACCCCAATAATACTACATCAGGGTTAGAAAGGCGCAATATCCGATAGTGGCGCACTCCAAGGGTCTGAAGGTGAGTTTGTATTGGGCTTCTCTGCACGGTTAGGTGAACTTACTTGAGCGACTGTGTGGCGCTTCATGTCGATGCCTAGATTCCAAGCGGTGACCACAATCTTTGAGCGTTTAGCCCCTGAAACTTTATCGTCCCAGTTTTCTTGAAGTGCTGTGCCTACAACAATTACTGACATTCCCTTGCCTAAAGAATCTGCACAATTCTCAGCAACCTTGCCCCACGCTTTTATATCCCAAAAAGTTGTATCTACATTGTCCCAAGTTCCATCAGGTTTTTTACTGGACTTAGATGTCACTACTGTAAATGTTGCTAAGGCTTTACCGTTAGGAGTAAATCTTAGTTCAGGGTCATTAACTATATTTCCTATGATTGTTATTGGTGCGCTCATGCTACATACCTCTCGTTTGTTATTGGTTTGGCGATTATGTTTAGTTGTTTTCTTATTCTGTCGCGTTCTTTAGTAGATTTTCCACCCCAAATGCCGACTACTTTGTAATGTAACGCATAGGTAAGACATTCTTCTTTCCAGTAGCATCCATCACAAACCTTCTTGACTTGATTGTTCTCCTCGGTTATCTGATTCTTTTCGGGAAAAAAATAGTTCGTCTCTATTCCCCAACAACTCGCCCCCTCGAAATTCCAAGGCATCAAAATTTTCTTCATCAGGTTCCTCTCCGACAATTAAACGATTAGGGGAAGTGGCATCTAACTTAGCCAAAATTCGCCCATTGCGCCATACTTTGCCAGCAACTACTCCATCATAAAAACTAGGCTTAGGCTGTACTAGAGATTCACACTCTTGCCAAAAAATACATCGGGAACAATAGTTAAGTGCTGGTTGTACTAAATCTAAATTGAATTGGTCAAAGAGCCAAGGGTCGGCTTCACGGCACGGCGCCTTAGATGCAAATGAACCCATGTATAAATGTTATCTTGAGGCTTCTTGATTATCTTGGATTGGAATGTCTTTGCGTGTCGCCCAATCACCAAAGCGTTCTCTAATTAAATCATTAAGTAATTGTAATCTTTCTTCTTCAATCTTTTGGTTCGTTTGAACTGTCTCTGAATCCGACATCATCATTACCTTCCCAATACTTTAGTCCGTGGTGAACTAATCCAAGGTGACGCCAATCAGGATTTTGGTCATCGGCAAGAGTTAAAGTCCAGTAATCCTTAACGCCCTCGCCCATCCATTCGGATACAAGAACCCAACCAGTACAAATTGCTGGTTCAATAAAGGCGACGCGCCCAATTTCGGCAAGCGCGTTGTCTATTGCTGAAGGTTTTTTCTGTTCTTCGAATCCCATTCAGGGAGGTTAATACCAAAAGTTAGAACTCCAAAAGCGCCACGCCGAGCAAGGATTTTTATATCTGTGTTCAATGTAAACAAATCCTCGGGTTATTTGTTCCTCAACTGATAAGTCAGGGTCAAGTCCGAGTATTTGTGGAATTCCGCCAGCATGAAGTTTTTCTCCATCTTGGTAAACGGCTGTTTTATTGTAGGCATCGGGACGCCAGTTTGACTCTTTTGTCCAAAGCGATAGCAAACATTCCCATTGAGCGGGTGTATCCCAACCATAAGCATCAAGACGCTTCTTAGCGAACTCTTGGGATGCCTCGGGTGTCCGTTCAATCAATATCGGTTTCATAATTACTTCAACCGCTTGTGCTGGTGAATCGGGTGGAATGTGAAATGGATTTAGAAGTATAAATCCAAGTATAAATAGTGCGACTGGAACTGGTTTAGTAATAACTTTTTCATAGAATCGCATATTCCTCCATTGTTAGGAGTGAACATTTATTCGCTACTGGATGTAGCGCTTCTCTGTTGTCAGTATTGGACTGACCTCACTTTGGCAGTAGGTGTTTTGCGAACCTTGTTTAAGGGTACATCATCAAGATGAATGAGTGTCAAGGAGGGCGCTCGGTGGCGGAGCGATGAAAGTTACGCTAGAGAGAGGACGGACGCGCAACAGGCGCTACTACGCCACCGAACTATTTGGGTACCCGCGTAAATGATACCCCACACATAACCATGAAAGGAAAAAAGGTGGTTATGTGGTTCATCCCGCCAATCTAAGAAGAGACCGACGGGATGAATTCCAGTTTTATTACTTAGTCAAGGCGACTGCCAGCGCTCGCTTCGATTCCGTATTTTCCAAGAACCTGAGCAAACGCTCCAGCAAAAGCCGCTTTACGGTCTACGCTCTGTCCGAATTCACGAACCCAAATCTCGTAACCACCGTAATAACCCTTGCTACCAATTCCTTGAGTCTTTAACCAATTCACAAACGCACCTCGCGCTGGAGAAATGTTTACCCAAGCAAATCCGCAAAGACCGTCAAGGATGTAAGTTTTTTTACTGAAATCAATATCGCTCCCAAGTGGAGTAGTTGGTGAACCAACTACAAACTTTGGAGTGTCTGCATCTTTGCCAGCGGCTAGACCAGCCTCGTATGCCTCAACATAAATACGCTTACATTGAGTTTTTGTAAGAGCCTTCTTCTTCTCGATGACTGAAGTTGTCATTTAATGTCCTCCTCTCGGACAATTCAAAGTATACCCTACTGGGGTTTAGAATTCAAACTAAAGCGAGCCATCTTTCGAGCGCGTCGCTTCTCAGCCTCTTCAGATAGGGTTTTCTCCAACTGCGCCCTACGAATAGCCCTTAATGAGCCTTCAGAGACCCGTAGAGGCTTATTACCCCTAATCCATGATAGAAGTATCATCAGAACCACCTACCAGTCTCTATTGACCCTACAACCCCGAAAAGGAGCAGGATTCCACCTAGAAAAATCATTGCTTCAAGATTCTCTGCCCAACTGCGTCCCTTGGGACTCAATCGGATTCCCTTCTTGAGCAATCGACCTTCTATGAAACCAATTTCATCATTGATAGTTTTCATGCTGTCCTCTCTTTGATTTGTCGAACTATTCCGTATTGCTCCATTGAAGCATCAGCCTCACACTTAAAGCAATAGGTTTTTCCTTTAACCATTGTCAGTCTTAATTTACTACCGCAAGTAAAACATTTCATTATGCACTCCTCTTCTTGTATTTAGTTTCCAGTATTTTTAACTGCTGGTCAAATGACACGCCGTTCTTTTCTGCAAGACTTCCACAGATAATGTCAGACTTTTCTTTTGCTTCAGCAATCTTTTGCTCTTGCTCCAAGATTGATTCAGGGCTGTGTGGTGTTCCGTCAAAGTATTGAGTAACAACTTCTACTTTCCATTGAAGTTGGAACCACTTAGAAACCGCTGACCGCTCTGTCTTAATTACCTCTGTGTATTTTCCGTCTTTGAAGTAAAGGAACTCACCGCTCTTTGTTGGAGCGTTTGCTTTTTCCTTTGCAATCTTCTCAGCCTTTTTTGCTTCTCTCTCTGCTTTGGCTTGAGCCTTAGCAATCTTGTCGGCTGTAACGATTCTTGAAGGACGATTTAAGACCTCGGCTGGAGCGCTTGGGTAACAAATTGTGCAAGCATCCTGACCAGCATCTTCAACGATTGTGTTCTCATCGTCGTTGCTGTATTGAATCAACCATTGGTATCTAGTAGTTGGAAAACAAGTATTGCAATCCATTGAACTGTGAACATGACCATTGCTGTTGATTACTAAGAAGGCTCTTGTCCAAGGGTCTTGGTAGTAAATCTTGGCTAACTTGCCGATTTCGATATTGACATTGGCAATTTCTAATTCAATGCCAGCAATCTTCTTCATTGCTTTTTCAATTTCTTCAACTCTAGTTGGGTAGTGCTTCTCGTAAAACTTCTTTGTATCTTCAGCACTCTCTAAATTGCTGACTAAAACCCAACGCTTGTCGTACCAAGATGACAACTCTGTATCAATCTTGACCGCGAATTCTTTGGTCACGCTCATTGGAACTCCTCTCGTATTTACAACCCCAGTTTAGCATGAATTTGGCTATTGGTACAATAAGTCGTCCCCGTGTCCCCGTGACCCCTGTTCAAAGGGTCAAAATGCGCTTATTTCGTATCCTTGCCATCTGCCTCTTAATTTTTTGGTGGACGCTCGCTCCCATAGATTCTGCCTCGGCTGATGAGGTAATCGTCAATCTCACCCCCGAAACCGCATTTGTCGATATTCCTATTTCGGTGGATACCAGCACCGTTTATTCAATTACGACCCAAACTGGCGCCCGATTTGAGGTAGTTAATAATCAAACCGTCGAAAGACTTGCATGGGTGGATTCTTGGATTGAACTGCGTCAAGGAGATTTAGTGTTGAGAGCCGATGACGACGGCAACCACAATGGTCAAACTAATGTTTTTGCGTCTAAAATTACTGGAACAATTCCAGCGGGTACTTACATTATCCGTGCTACATCTTATGATTATGTTGTTTCCCAGCAAAGACCTATCGGAACTTATACGGTTACTAGCAATTTAATCGTTATTGAACCTAGTCCCTCCACGGCTCCAAGTAATCAACCAACGCCTCAACCTCAACCAACGGAGAGTCCTTCACCAACACCGACGGAACAATCTCCCACTCCTTCTCCCTCACCTCAACCAACATCGGAACCAACGCCTTCAAGTTCTCCAATCCCGCAACCTTCGCCAACTCCGATTGCTCAACCTGAACCGACCCCGCAACCTTTGCCGTCCACAACTGAACCCACACCTTTGCCAATTTTTACCCCTTCCACCGAACCAACTCCAATTACAGAGACTATACCCGAACCTCCAGTTCCAGTCGAAGAACCACCTGCTCTAGCAGAAGAACCTCCAGTAGTTGCACCTGAACCTCCTGTTGTTGTTGAAGAACCTCCTTTTTTAGTTGAGGAGCCACCTGCCGTAGAACCTGAACCTCCAGCCGTTGAAGAATTGCCACCATTAACTGTGGAAGAAATTATTTCATTTGTAGAAGATTTAGTTGCGGACGGAAGTTTAACAACGGCAGATGCAACAGAGATATTACATGCACTAATGAATGACGGAGAAATAACATCTGCGGAAGTAAACAATCTTTCTGAAACGCTTTCAGCAGACGGTCAATTCACAACAACAGAAAGAGAACTTGTTGCTGAAGCCCTTATTGAATCGGCAAAAGGTGAAGCGGTAACTATTGAAGCAATAGCCGAGGCTGGAATCACCTTAGAAGATTTACCTCCTGCTCAACCTGTTGAAGTTCGAAAAGATGAGAATGGTAATGAGGTTGTTATTACAGCCGAAGTTGCCGTTGCTTTAGAATTACTTACCTCGGCTGGAGATATTATTTCAGCAATTTTTGAAAGCCCTGCACAATTGCTTTTTGCTATCGGAAACCTTGGAGCAGACATGTCTCCTGAAGAACGCAAAGAAGCAAGTGAAACAATTATTGCCGCGACACTCGTTGGCAATATCGCTACAACCACAATGGCTACCGCTGTTGGTGGAATTGGATATAGGAGACAAAAATGAAAGACTTCTTAAATGACCTTATTGGTCAGATATGGACAATGCTAGGAATGTTTGTTGCTTGGATTCTTGTTGATGGTGTTGCTAAAGGAATCGTTGGCTATTCAATCCTGATTACTTTTGGCGTTTGGGTTTTGACTTATCCTCTTCGTCGTCCAAAGGACTAGATAAATAATCTTGATTTTTGCTTAACGGATTAAAAGCATCGTTGATTTCTTCGATTGTTAGTTTTCCGTCGTCAAGATATTCACGGGCTAATCGTTCTGCCACGGATGCAACTGCTAACAGTCCAGCCATTGATAGGGCAATCCAAGTTTCAACTCCCATGATTGCTCCAGCACCTAGAGTGCCAAGAGCGCCAACGGTAAACACCGCCACCATGCGACTTAAAATGTCTTGGAGTTTTTTCATGCCCCAAGTCTAGCCTACGCACTTCTCTCAACTAATTCATCAAAACCTTCATAGACCTTTACCTCACCTGTCTCAATTTTTTTGAAACGCTCTTTGGTTTCCTGCAACCATTGAACTCGAGACTTTGGTAGTCGGGCTTTGACATCGCCATTCTTACCTTGGACTTTGACTCCAGTAAAGTGAAACGCTCCTTGAAGCGCATCGGCTTGTTCCTTACCTAAAACATTCCTGACTAAATCAAGGATGCAAGTAGCGAACTGGGCTTTATGTCCATCACCTCTATTTATGTGATGGGCAATCTCATGCAAAATCACATATTTATTTCTCATGCTTTTTGGTAGACAGATTGCAAACTCTCCATCGCGGAAAGTGGCACAAGCCGAACGACGACCTCGACCATCTAAAACCTTTATTGGATATTTGAAGAAATAGTTTTTTTGAACATAACTTCTCTTCATCACAGCATCCACGAACTTTTGGGCTTCTTGCAGAGTCATCTCTTCTTTGCGGTTTCCACCAGCATAGACACCCATGACAAGACCCTCAGCCCGATAGACCTTTCCCGCTTGGTCTCTTTTTCTCATACCTACTCCTCTCGTGGTTAAGACCCATTATATCAAATGGGGGTTTAGTAATAAACCAAACTTGAGTCGGCTAGGCTCAACTTTGACCCGACACGCCACGGGTTCAGCCGATTAGGTGCCTGAAACTGCCTTTCTTGATTGGCTTTATTAACCCCCGTTTGGTATACTGGAACAGTTCCGAGAGGGGGACAGAAGATGGAAAAGCAAGAAGGAAGAATCAAGTGCTTTGGATGCAAAGAAAGAACTGTTGTTTCTGAAATCCAAATTGGTTTTTTGTGTTTGAAATGTTACGCCGTGAAATTCGAAGAAGAGTTTCAGAGCGCTTTACAGAAAGCGAGGGCTAAGTAATGAAAAGTAAAAGATATGGGCAATGTAAGCCTCAACACGCTGAAACAACAATAAAACAGTCTCTTAGAGGTTGGGTAAAACAATTAGAACTTTCTAAGGAAGAGATTGAGAAGGAAGTAGAAAATTTATTTTCCCAGCAAACTGCTGAGGATTTTTGTGAGTTGTGTAACTGCAATAGAGAGGTGGTTAGATAATGTCGAAGAACATGATTAAAGGCGCTAACTTAAAACAGTTAGAAGCCATTACTTCTGCGATGAATGGTGTTCAAGATGGATTTGGCGCCGCTGGTGGCAACGAATGGGCAAAGCCACAGAAAGCCGACTGGAGCGATTTATGTCAGGCTATTGACTGGTTATTAAGTTATGAGTGGGGCGACGATATAGAAACAGGTCAATCCTACATAAACGCCGCTGAGTTCTTGGCTGGAGAAGCCTTAAAGAAATTGAAGAAGGGCTACGCCAAGGCTAACGGACTTAAGGTTTCCCAAGTCAGTTTCAAGAAAGCGGAGGAAATTGTCAATGCCTAAAGTAACCAAGAAGGCTCAGAGAGCAATCTTGAAAGATATTAGACGCCAAGTGGTTTGGATTGAACAAGCCATCAAAGATGGTAACCAAGAGTGGATTGACATATACGCAAACCAACTCGGCGCGACAGCACTTTCACTTCATAGTGAAGAATAACTAACCCTAGTTATGATATACTCAGATTGTCCGAGAGGGGGCAAAATGGATAAGCAAGAAAAGGAAAAGCAAGAAAGATTGGCTTACCAAAAAAAGTTAATGCAAAATCCTGAGTTTCTAAAAATGTTAGAGGCTGAGGAAGATTTTGAAAGAACTGCCGCTTTTGGTAGCGGAGTCAAACTTGTCAATGTAGTAACTGGCGAACGATTTACAACTAAGTAAGGGAGAGGAAAAAATGACTAAGCAAGAAGGTCGTCCATTTAACGAGGATGAATTGATTGACCAAATTGGTCGCATGAATATCTTTGCGATTTCAGGTGGTCGAGTTGGAGTTACAAAAAACAACCAAGGCGAAACTGTCGAGGTTGAATTAAAAGTTGGTAAGGGCTATCGCGTTTCAATCAGTTTAGGTTGGGACGATACATGGACAGTATCTCGCCAGTTTGTCCGCAAGGGCATTGTTTCTGACAAAGGAACTCTTACTGGTGTGTTTGCTGACCAAGTAGGCGAAATCGCTTACAAGGCAAGTTGTTTTGTGAATGTGCAATTCGGAGAGAAGGTGGGTGCATAATGAAACAAAGTTCATTGGACGCATACCTGACTACCGACCCAAAAGAAGAGTCAATAAGTTGGGGCGAGTTAGCAGAATTAACTCATGCCACACAGGTTGAGAAGTTTAACTTCTGTACTTGTGAAGATAACGAGGGCAACGAGAATCCATATTCAGATTGTCCAACCAACAAGACGAAGGAAAAAACTTATGGGCAAACAGTTCTTGAGGGTTTACCAAAAGACGCAACTGTCTACTCGATTATCCGCCATGTTTCAAAATCAGGGATGTCAAGACTGATTGATTTCTATGTCATAAAAGATAATCGTCCGATATGGATAACTCCTGCGGTTCGTGACCTAATTGACTATAAGCAAGATAAAACCACAAATGCACTCAAGGTAAGTGGAACTGGAATGGATATGTGTTTCCATGTTGTCTATTCACTTGGATGCGCTGTACATAACGATGGTTATTACTTCAAGAGCGAGAGGATGTAATGATGAGTATTGAAGAAGCAAAGAAAATTGTTGGCAACCAGCCAACTTGGGCTTTGAAGAATATGGTCAAGGCTCTTCAGATGTTGCCTTGGCGCAACACAGTCGAGGATGAGCAAAGACTTATCGCCGCAAAGATTGTGCTTAAAGACAGAAAGTAAAGTATAATGGGGGTTAATAAAGAGAGAAGAGGAAAAATGGAACACGCTGTATTAGTTCATTCGCCTGAGTATGCGAATTGGGTTTTTGACCCGACGCATCCAACTCAAGGGCGTAGGTTCCTTCATGCCCGTAATCAATTCCTTCTGCGAGCGCAAGACCGTCATTTGAATGTGTATGAGATTGAACCTGAGATGCCACACACCGATGACCTTCATTCGGTTCATGACATGGAATATGTTTACGATGTAACTGTTCGAGGAGAATCAACAGAGTGGACAGGACAACGCCACGACTTAGGCGAACTAGCCAAGTTATTCGCTGGCGGTACTTTGACTGCCCTAGATTCTTTGATTGATTACAAAACTAGATTGGCTGTTCACTTTGCTGGTGCCAAGCATCATGCGATGCGTGATTACTCCAGC